AGTTCCGGGATGTTGGTAATCTCGCTGATTTTTTTATATCCAGTGGTAGGACGTGTGCCAGCCGTAGCTTCAAACGCATAGCTGACATGACTACCGGCGATTGCGAGGCGGATTTCAGCGTTCATATTGGTAATTCCTCCTATCTTGCATGTATGTAGTAGTTGCCGTCTTCATTCGGGATTATCGTTCCCTCATAGCGGCAGACAATTCGGTATATGCTTGCGTCGTTCAAATTCGGAACGACATTTCGACTTGTGCGCGTAAAGCCTATGCTTGCCATTGCTTCGTCAAGAGTGTTTGCGATTGCTTTTGCTTCGGACTTTTTGCCAGCGGTTTTATTGCTGTACACGTTCGTTTCGTACATCACGGTAACGGCGTTTTCTACGTTCTCTGTGCGGTATCGCTGTGCAACATAGTTGTCAGCCTCTACAATGCTCACAGAAGGGAATTGCGACGGTGAAGGTACATATTCCCCTGTCACGTTAAAGCCGCTTCCATACGCCGTTTTTAGGGCTTGTGAGACGTGCGTGAACACAAGATTTTCACAGTCAATAATCTTGCATTACCTCCTTTGCCACTTTCAGCAAATCGGCTTTCATCCTCTGACTTGCTGTATAAAACGGCTTGTACGGCGGGTTTCCGTAACTGTGCGCCCACATCTGACCGTTTTTGTCCGTTCGGATTGCCAAGTTTGCATCATCCGTTGGGAACCACCAGCCTTTAGGGTCAAAGGCGTGTGTTTGACCGGGGTATGTTCCCGGCCCCATGCCAAACTTGCCGTCAAGTGGATGCCCGCTGCCCCGTGTACCGGCCCCAAACTCAAAAAAGAGCAAAGCAGGAGAGCCAGCTTTCAGAACAAACTTGTTTTCTCCAACTTGTTCTACTTGCAAGCTTGTGATCGTTTCGCCGGAATAGATATGTCCAGCCATAATATCGAACGCTACGGTATACCCAAGGTCGGCAAGCCTTTTGGCAATTTCAACAGCGACGTTTTCAAGTTTTTTCTGGTAGTCCTCTAGCTTCTTAATCGCCGCGTCAATGGAGTCCGGGGAAAGCGTCATTTTGATTTTCACGACACTTTCACCTTGCTAATTGCAATCAATACGCCGTTCAAGCTTTTTGCTACTCTTTTAACGATGTAGTCAAACTTCGGCTGTCTGTATGTCACAGTCACAACTTCATCATCGGCAAACAGCGCGTTACCTTCTATGATTTCGTGTGTCTGTATTTCCGTGTACTCCGGCGCTTTCTCAACAAACAGAACCGTGTTTTCATCAATCGGGCAGTCAGTGTCCCGCGTGAAAATCACCTTGTCGTAGTTGTCAATCGTGCCGAAATATTCCGTTTGCGCTTGACCGGTTGCCGGGGAGATGTTTGCGCTGTATGCAACCGCTTCCTCATAGTGCAGGATGGTTTCGCCCGTTTCGTTGCCGTCCTCATCTAAGATTGCTTCTTTCACGTCCGGGTCTAACAGACAGTAAAAGAACGTTGTGTCATTGCGGGTTTTTCGGACTGTCATGAAGTCACCCCGCATTTCGGGACAAGCTCCCGCAGGATGGAAGAAGGGAGGTCGCCGGACTCATAGGAGCGGTTCATGCCATTTTCGGAATGTCCGCCCTCAAAGTCCCAGCCGCGTTTATTCAGGTAATACGCCGCTGCTTTTGCTTGCGTACTGCCGCAAGTTTCCAGTGCCTTTTCCATCGTCGTTTTTTGGAAGGGGTCTACATAGTGGTAAATGGTTTCCCCGGCAAGAGACAAGAAAGCACGGATAGTGTCATCGTTCGTTTCGTCGCTCATTGCTTTCACAAGGGCGATTTTTTCTACTTCTGTCATATCCGTGCCTCCTTTTTGTCAATCTTCGGTTTTCTTCGGTCTGCCGCGCTTTTTCGGCTGTTCAACTGGTTCATCGACGGGCGGGAAGATTTCGGAAATGTATGCGTTTCCGGTTTCCTGCACTTCCTCAATCACCTTTTCCGCGTGTCCTTTAACCTCGTCAAAATTGTCAACTTCAAAGGTTTCTCCGCCCTTATGCCAAACGCCGTTGTAATTCAGCCAGTGCTTCGCTTTTACCTTCATCGGGCTACCTCCTATCAGGAGATAACCTTCAGGAGCGCGACTTCATCCATGCGCTCATAAGAGGGCAGCACGATTTCGGAAGCAATGGTATTGACGTTGACGGGGTTTTTCTCGACAAACTGTGTGATAGCAATGCCGTTTTCGACAATCGCCACGGAAGCGTCAGAACCGCTCATAAGGTCGGCCTGTTCGGGGGTAATGCCGCGATAGGTCTTACCAAGCGGGCCTTCGGGGAGCAGCGCCACATAGCCGTCAGGAACAAACTTCGCGGCAACCTTACTTTCATTGCGATACTGCTTGTCGTAAATGACAATCTGAATACCAGTGGAGTCGTACATCACGGCCCGTGCCTGGTCATCAGTGATATAGCCGAGGGCAATACCTGAAGTGGACAGGAAACGATTCTTGATAGCGGTGGACTGGACAAGCAGATTGAAGGTGTAGCTATTCATGATAGCCAGAACGGTTTCACTGCCAGTCTTTTCGGAAATCGCCTGTTTCACAGTGCGGAAGTCTTTCAGCGGGTCAGAAGTAGTAGGAGCAGTCCACAGAGCAGTACCGGACAGGGCGAAGTAGTTACCGCCGCTGCCGCTGTTGTACCAAGCGCCGGACGGGTCGTAGTTGTAGGTGTAATCAACACCGTTACCCTTAATCACGATGCCGGGAGTGCCGGTAGTCGGGAACAGCAGTTGCATACGTTCACGCTCTGCGACAACCTCCGCGCCCGCAATAAGGTTTTGAGCGTCGTTGTACAGACTGTTGAGAATCTGGTCAACGTAGGGGTCATTGGACTCCTGAATACGCAGCAGTTCTTGACGGTCACGCTCCTTGATTTTGAAGCCCTCGCGGAAGAACGGCATTTCGGTTTCAGTGATTTCCACGCCGGGACGGTCACGGAAAGTCACTTGCGCGTCAAACGCAGTCGGCATGAGGGACACGGGCAGACCGTTAGCACCCTTAATCCATCTCAGATCAAGTCCCGCCTTTTGCTCCACAGGGAACAGGCCAGCGCCGAGATACGGGATTCTGTTGCTTGCGTTTTGATTCCATACAAGAGCAATGGAAGCGGGATTAAAAAGCTCAGTCAGTTTCATAGTTCACGCTTCTCCTTTCTATCAGGTGTTCGTGCCGATGTTGGTACGGAAAATGACATTCGGCAGAGCAGAATACAGCGCGGAAACATAGGTCACGCCGCTGTTCGCTTGTGCCTTAGTGCTGTCAATGGGGCCGCTCTGAATGATAGTGCCATTCGGATTTGCAGAAGTGTCCACGTCATACAGCAGGATGCCAACCGCGCCGGAACCAGTAGTAGCAGCGCCCGCAGCAGTCAGCGGAGTGCCAGCTTTCACAACAGGGTCATCAGCGGCAACAAACTCGCCTTCAACAGTCTCGCCGGGGATAGCAACCTTGATAGGGGTAAGAGTGTGCATGTCCGTCAGACCAACAAGAATCTCTACAGAGTTGGTCACGGTTTCAGTGGTGAATCTCATACTCTTTTCTCTCCTTTTTAGTTATTTTTTGAAATAATGACTCATAACGTCGGCGTAGTTCTTGCCAACACCAGCGTTATTCCCGAAAAGTTCTTTGGCTTTCTTAATGGCAAGGTCATCTTCGCTTTGACTTTGACCGCCATTCCCGGAAACGCCGGGGGTCTTGTCCATCAGTTCCTTTTCGATAGATTTTCTGTAGGTTTCGAGGAACTTCTTCATGTTGGCAAACAGTTTTGTCGCGTCGCCGTCCACAATTGCCGTTGCTGTTTCGCCAGCCAGCTTTTCATCAAAGCCAAGCCCGGTCAGGCTGATCGTATGTTCCTTCAAAGTGGACTGTTTCAGCAGCTCGTTGTATTTGCTTTCAAGGTCAGCAAATTTTTGAGCTTCGGCTTGTTTCGCTTCATCCTCTGCCGCTTTACGCTGTTCATCTTCGCTCATTTTGCCTTTGAGCTGTTTTGACAGGTTGCTTGCTTCTGCGGCCTTCGCATCAAAAACAGATTTCTTGACGTAGCCGCTCAAATCTACCTGTTCAGGGATTTCGACTCCGAGAAGGGCTTCGACCTTCTGCTCCGGGGTCATTTCATCGAATCCAGCAATGTTTTCAGTGGAAATGTTCGCCATAATGAGTTCCTTTCTGGGATTTACGTCTTCTCTGACGATTTGTGATTCGGGCTTATACACATCTCCGTGTTTTGGGAATTATTTAACGTGATTTCTCTACCACAAATATCAACTGGCGAAACGCCAGATATATCCATAAGCTGTTTTCCTTATGCCTTTGCAACAATCAAGCAAAGATGACATTCTCCACTTTTCTTCGATGCAAGCAGTTGCAATATTAGGAAATCTTTGTATTTCTTCTCCGCTTTTGGAGTATTGAATTATTTCTTGATTGTGTTTGTACGGAATACCTTTTTTTCTATTCCTTCGGTTATGATTTGAATGTCCAAACCGTGCATATCTTTCAGGATGGAGTGCAAGTGAATATTGGACGTTATAGCTTCCGGTACACCATTCCAAATTATCAACTTTGTTATTCAAAGGGTTTTCATCCTTGTGGTTAATAAATGGATATGAATTGGGGTTATCAATAAACGCCGTTCCTACAAGCCGATGAACCAAAACGCACTTATGAGACGCCCGCGATACAGAATCACCCACAAATAACCTTTGCAATTTAGTTTTGGTACTAAATTCTTCGCATAACCTCTCCCACAGTAATTTAGGCTTTTTACATTTCCTAAATTGCTTATTTGATAGAGGCCCTCAAATCCTCCAATGTCTTTCCAGACTTCTTCCATATTCAATTACCGCCTTTCAGTAATCGCCTTTTTATATAAACAAGCGGCAGGTAGTAAGGCTTCTACTTTTCGCCCCGTCGGACTATCCGCTTGCTATTAACTTAGTTTGCGGGAGTCAGGTAGCATCTGCACCGCACATGCGGTCTTTCAGGTACTTTGTCTATCATGTAAACGCGCCCGTCCATGTCATGGCATGTCTGACAGACTTTATCATCCCCGTAGATATTCCAACGGACTTTCTTGATTCCCGCGTTTTCGAGCGCGTCCAATTCCGCATCCTGTGACGTGAAATCTGTGTACCACGTTGTCATTTGCGCCCAAAAGCGTTTGCCCTTTTCCATTGCAAGCTGCTTTTGCGCTTTTGTCGGGGACGCTTGCACATCTTCAAACATCCGGTCACGCTTTCGCAAAACCTCTGAATCAAAGATGTACTTCGTTACAGGGTGAGCTTCATACAGCAGCCGGGACATTTCCATTTCTACAAGCTCGTCAAGCTCATCCTCGTCCGGCTTTTTCCCTTTCAGGTACAGCCACATTTCGATATATCGGTCAGCGTACAGGTTGCGCCATTCTTTTTGACAGTCAGAGTAAAGCTTTTCGTAAAGCTTGATGGACTCTTTCAGCACGTTCACTTCGTCAAAGTCCATGATGTTCAGCTTTCGTTTGCTTTCCTCAAAGCGCTTATTCGTTCTCTCTGTCAGGCGCTTTATCGACCTGTCCGCCAGTCTGTACGGTAGTGGAAGTTCCGGCATTGCCGCTTATCCTTTCACGCTCATTGTCAAGCTCTTTTTCAAGCTGTTCCTGTTGCTTGCGTTCGACTTCTTCCTGATATTGCATGGACATTTGGTAAGCTGTAGCTTTATCGCCAAACACATCACCAAACGCATTAAACAGGAGTTCAGGATGAATCTTGTTGCTATTCAGTCCTTCCATCAGGCATTGGAAGCGGCTTTGCAGATTGTTCAGACTCTTTCGAGCAAAGTTCACGCCTATATCCTTCAAGTCGAGGTTTCCAAGACTCATGCTGTCATCTGTCTGTGCAGCGCAGATATTCAGCACTACACGGAGGAAACGGCGTTCAGAACGGACAAAAAACTTTTCAGAATCTTTAGCGCGGCTTTCTGCCTCACTCCATCCGTCGCGGAAAATTACTGCCTGTCCCGTGTCGCTTGTGCTGCTCCCGCCGTTACGGTTCGGCATACCGCAAATGGTCAGGTATTCATCCGTCATGTTGTCAATGCGTTGTTGCACTCCGGCTTGATTTAACTCAGAAGACACGCGGTAAACATCCGCTTCCATTCCCTGCGTGATCGTTTTAATCAACACGGCTTTCCCGCCAAGCGCAAGCTGCTCATAGTCGCCGTTTTCAATCGTGCAGTTTTTGAAAACGTCAAAGCCGTTTACGAAATCCTGCACACTGTCAACAGCGTCACTTTCAAGCTGATTGATAGCGTTCAAGACGGTAATTACCGTTTCAAACGCGCCCATTCGCGCCATGTTGTTTTCGTACTCAATCAGAGGAATACCACCGAGGGAATGTGCTTCAAATGTCACGTCGTCATTTGTCACGGTGTATTTCCGGTTTTCCGTCCATACCTCCGTGAACATTTGGCCATCATCGTCATAGCGGATAACAACGCCCGCCATCGGTTTTTCACCGACACCTGCGCTGTAAATTACAAACGCCTCTCGCGGGTCAAGCGTGTAAATGTAAAACGGAGCGCCGTTTTCTTCGCCAGCCATCTTGTCAGTCAAGACAAGCCTTTCAGCTACGCCGCAAATGTGCATCCAGTCAACGATTTCTTTATCATGACTGGCCTTGTCCTCTGCCCGCATAAACTCATTGAGTCGTGCGATCTTTGTACTTTTGCCTTTGCCGTGGCTGATGTATTGAA